GTGCGGTTAGGGTCATCGGCTCGCTCGCCGATAACTGGTTTCACGTCCCTGCCGTCTGGGCCGATGGTGCGGATGATTTCTCGGACTGACTCCGTATATTTCTTGCCCCGGATCTCGGCAACGACGATGCTCCCAAGTTTTAGTGTCGGCCCAAGTTTCAGGCTCTCAGCCCCGGACAGTTCAAGGGACAGACCGGAGACGGGCGCACCCTCAGCGAGGACTTCCCGGGCGCGAGCATCAAACACTGCTGGGTCGTTTGAGTCGCGTGCATCCCGGAATTCCTCAATCACAACCCCCCACTCGGCTTCCCGTGCAGTGTCGATGTATTGCCGGAACTCCCGGAGCACACCCTCGCCCTGACCGCCCACCACAACACGGGTCACCGTTGGTGCAGTAGACGAGTAGGCCCCCCCGGTGATAGTTCCGTCAATCTCAGATAATTCGTGCGGGTAGACGGCCGGCGTATAGCAGTCAAGGACATGACGGGTCCCGTCTTGCCTTACGTCTACACCAATGCCTGCCTGGTCGAAAAGGGGGAACAGTTTCTCATCGAGTGGTTGGAAGCGAAGACTGACACTGATTGTCGCGCCGCGGCCTTGACTGATTGGGATGAAAAGTGGGATGCCTAACCGCGTCGCATTTGCTTTGACAATATCTTTTAGGACCGTTTCCGCTGGCCCTGTTGCCACATAGTTTTCTACGTTCTGCCCGGTAAGCGGGTTCGCTGGGACCGGCCAGCCGCGCATATTTTTTAGGATCTCGAACGCGGAATGGGCTGTGAAGACGATGGTGTCGCGGGAACCGATACCGGATGCTACCCATGTTGTGATCCGGCCGTCCATGACAACAGCCCCAGCTTCCTTGTAAACGATCCTCGCGCCGGGCGCTTGCATCTCTGCGAGGTAGAAGTGGTCAGCATCTACCTCGACTGTTGCGGTAGAAAGTTTGTTGTGCCGTGTGGTGACAACGATCTTCAACGCAGCATTGATATGCCCGACGGGTTTGAACTTGTTGTACAACAGGATTTCGTGGTCTATCACCACGCCCTCCTGTACTGGGGGACACCCTCAACGATGACCGTCCCGACACCAGTCATCTGAATGTTCAGTTTCTGCTCCTCGCCGGGAAGGATCGGCATGAACCTGGTGGCCGGGTCAAGTTCGCCGGAACGATTCACCGGGTTCAGGATCACCCGGTTAGTGGCATCCCATACCCCGTACCAGAGGACACGGGCCGCCGGGTCAGCGGGGTTCGTATCAATCCGTGCGGCGTACCCTTCAGCGATCTGGAACGGGATGATGATGCTCCCACCCGTAGGACCGAACGACACTGCCTGTGTGAGCCCCAACGCCGTCCACACCGGGTAGAGGGGAACGTCCCCGTCGTTGCGGAACGACGCCGAATCCAAAGACCCCCCAGGGGACAGGTACTCAATCACATCGGCCGTGTACCCATAAGTGGTGCGGTCCGCATCAGTAACATAAAAAGGGCGAGGCGCCGGGGGCCGGAAAGATTCGCGTTGCACATCTCCACGCCAGAACACCGAATCGGCGAGCAACCGGATCTTATACTCAGCCCACCCCCTACGGACCGGGTTCTTCCCAAGATCATCATCAACCTCAACGAACCTGCAACGCAGGTGCCGGGTCGCACCGCCGGGGTGGGACACAACCCACCGGCCCTCAACGTCCGGGTCGAAAGAAGCCCAGAAAGCGCGGTCAAACCGCATGAACTCGGTTGACCCTTCATTCGTCCACACTTTCACCGGCCAATACACTTCCCGGTCCAACGCGTTCGAACCCTTATGCCTTGACCCGGGCACCAACCCTGCACGGGATGAATACCGGTCGTACTGTGGCATGCCCAGGCCGCGCACACCGGGGCGCATGTACACGCCCAGTCCGCGGTCCGTCAACTCCCAGGAGGACCCGTCCGCGCCCTCCCACCGCATCGGCAACCCCAACCACTTCGGGGTATCCACCGACAGGGCATCGGAGTCTTGCATGTACAACAGAATGTTCACCATGCGTGCCTCCTAGGCGTACGTGCTGAGGGCGTCTTGCATGCGCCTGCGTTCCCGGTCGGCGAATTGTTCGGGGTTCTCGCCGACGTACTCCACAGTCGAATAAACTGTGGGACCCTTGCTCCCGGCGTGGGCGATGATCTGTTTCCACTCGTCAAACGGGGTGAAAGCGTCCTTCTTTTTCCGCCTGTGATCCACCAACTGGGGTCCGTCCGTGTCCTTGAGCCACCCGCCGCCGTCCATGAGGGTAGGGACCATGCCCGGTGCTGTTGCCGCGCCGCCGCCGAAGAATTCTTTGATCTTCCCGAAGACGTTCCCGGCAAGGTTCTTCAACCCGTCCTTGATGTCGGTGACCATTTTGACGACCTGCCCGATACCCGTTTTCGCGAGACCCCCGGCAGCGTCAACGAACATGCCACCGCCCGGGAACATTGTTTTGATCTTCCCCATGAGGATGTCGATGAGACCATCGAACGGGTTGGTAGGCGCTCCACCGGCAACACCACCAAAAGCTCCACCCGGAATCGATCCATTCAAGTAACGATCCGGGCTAACCATCGCGGACCCATTCAAAGCACCAAAATGCAAGTGAGGCCCAGAGCTGATACCCGTGTTGCCCGAAGCTGCGATGGTCTGGCCTTGCTTAACCATCTCACCAATTCGGACCATGAAAGAGTTCAGATGGGCGTAAAGAGACCCAACACCGCCACCGTGATCAATGTGAACCTCATTGCCGCCCCACACGCCCGGAGCGCGATACCCCGACCCAGCAAGTGCTACCCGCCCGGCTTGAGCTGCCTTCACAGCAGACCCGACAGGCGTCCCAATGTCATACGCTGGGTGGCCCCCAGACGGGCGTTGCGTTATTGGATACTGCCCGCCGACAGGCCAAATAAACCCACCCTTCGCGTACCCGTCGATGCCCGGAATTTTCCCGTAGTTGTTGATGTAATCGAGAGCGCCGGGGTGCCGTCGTTCCATACGCATCGCCGATTGCTGCCGGACCATGTATTCGTTAGCTGTCGCCATGATTGGGATGTTGTCAGCCGTCGAAGAAGGAGAATTTCCCGGAATAAGCCCGCCAGTCGCGAACCCCTTAGGGAGGCTGACAGTGGGAAGTTTCGGCGCGCCTACCTTGCCCAGTATTCCGTTGAATGTCCCAATGAGCCCCTCATTGATGACCCTATCCACAACGAAGCGGACAGGCTTCTTCGCGACCTCCTGGATCTTATTCCAAGCAGTCGCAATCCCATCCTTCGCCTTCTCAAACGCCGCCCCGATCTTGTCCCGGACGAAGGTGATCATCGTGGTAAGCGTCGACTTAACACCAGCCCACGCACCCGAAATGACAGTCTTTATCCCACCCCACACATTCGAGGCTGTGGTCTTCACCCAATTCCACGCGTTCGACCAGTTCGTTTTGATGTTCGACAAGCCCGTGTCGATGATTGACTTGACCAGATTGAACGTGTCCGAAATTTTGGTCTTGATGCCATCCCAAACTGCGGCAACAAAATTCCTGATCGTCTTCCAGGTGTAATCCCAAGCCACTTGGATCTGTAGCATCTTCATGGCGATCCACGCCTGCACCCAGTTAATAGCAAGGGACACCGCGGATTTGATGTTCGCCCACGCCCGGGTCACCCACCCGGTAATAGCCCCCCACACCTTCGCTGTGAACTTACTGATCTTGTCCCAATTCGCGATCACCAAAGCAACAATGCCGATGACCGCAGCAGTGACCCACCCAATCGGACCCATCGCAATCAGCCAAGCCGCCGCCATACGCGCAGCCTGCAACAGCGACTGGACGCCCATCAACACCCAACCAGCAACCACACGGGCGACCTGCAACCCGAAGCTCACAGCACCCTTCACAGCCTGCGCAATAATCGAACCAGTCCACACCGCAGCCGTCTTAGCACCCGACAAGACAGCAGCCGTAGACATCGCAACCCACCGGGCCACAATCAGCGCCGACTGGGCCACATACACGACACCTGCACGAGCAGCCGCCGTCTGCGCAACAACCCACGCAGCAGCAGCCTTCGCCCCATTCACAGTCGAAGCGATACCCCACCGCACCAACGCCGGGATGAGAATGACACCAATCGCCAAAGAGATGTTCTTCAAAAGCTCAGTGTTATCCCGCACCCAACGAGCAACCTTGACGAGCGCGGGGACGACCGTCCCCGCTAGGAACGCTCCAAACTGCTGGACCGCCGGCAGAACATTTGTCAATAAGTAGGTGCCGAACTGCACCAACACCGGCAGGACTGTTGACTGAAAATAGTCGAATGCCTGCCGAGCCCAATACCCGACACGCTCCATGAAACCCGGGAAACCGGACGATGTAATATCCCCGTCGTTATACTTCCACGCCGCAGCAAAAGCGGTAACCCCGCCAATTACTTCCTCGAAGATTGGCAGCACTTTATCAGCAAAAAACCCAACAATAGCCGTCTCGACCGTCCGCTTGAAAGTCTCAATCTTAGTCGCCGCGTTATCGTTCAACGTGGTGCCCATATTGTCGGCAGCACCAGCAACATCCCCTAAACCGCCCGCAGTAGAAGAAAGGGACTCAAGAAACTTGGGGATCTCCGTAACAGACAGATCCTCCAACGGAGTACCAAAGAGGGCAAGCGCCGCCTGCGACTGCTCCACCGGATCTTTGATACCCTGAACACCCGCCACAATGTCATCAAAGGCACCAGCAGCACTGTCCCCGCCAGCAAGTAGCTTCGCTGTCATGTCGCCTTGGTCAAGACCAATCTGCCCGTAAGCGGTGCCTGTAGCCTCTGACATATCCGTGGCCCGGATGCCGAACTCTTTGAGCGCGTCACCAGTCTTATCAATCCCATACATGCCATCCTCAGCGGCGGCAACGAGCATCCCCATGCCCTTTTCGCCGGAGATCCCAAGGTTTGCCATGAAAGGCCCATACTCATCAACTGCATCCAGCACGTCCTCACGGACAGCAGCAGGGACACGCTGCAAAGCCGCCGTCAACAGATCAGCGGCTTCCACACCATCCTCAGCCAGCCCAGACGTAATCATCTGGCCAGCGACCTGAGCTGCCCGCCCAGCATCAATCTCGAACGCGGCCGACAGATCCAGAACCTTCGCGGTCATCGCCTCAACGTCAGCCTCAGACGCAGTGCGCATACCCTCGATTGAAGACATGACAGCACCAACAGCGCCATTCACTTCCTCAAGCGAACCCCCGTAAGCGTTCGCATAGAGTGAACCGGCAACACGCCCAGCAGCCTCAGACTCGCCCGCATTCAACCCGAGCTGAGCAGCCAACTTGTCGTTTGCCTTACCAACATCCATAGACTTCAAAACGCCGGCAGACAGTGCAGCACCGATAGCGACACCAGCACCCAACATGATCGCCGCACCCTTAGCGCCGAAACCCTTCATCTTGGATTCCGCGCCATCAAGAGACTTCTCTACACCCTTACCGATCTCACCCTGAGCCTTAGCCAGTTTCCCGGCACTCGAACGCGCATCATCCTGGGCCGTAACCAGCTTCCGGTTAGCCGATTCGAGACGTTCCTGGGCAGCAATATAGGTAGAGGAACCTTTTTCGCTTTTCTTGCGAACCTCAGCCATCTTGGCTTCAGCAACACGGACAGCACCCAGCGCGTCAGCTTCACGCTGCAATGAACGGGAAACCTTCGACGCAGCAGAATCAACCGCAGCCTGCGCCTTATCCGCTGCATCCCCAGTCTGATCGAAACCCTTCTGAACCTTCTTCAGGGCCCCCACCGCTGGCTTATCATCCACCGTGATAGTGCCGTAAAGATCGCCAAGGTTCAGGCTCACAGGGTCCCTCTATTCAGTTGATGGTGGATTCAAAGCCATACCCAAACGGGTCTGCGGGATCTCGTGATACTTACCGTCGCCTAGTTTCGCCACTACAGGCGGCTTACTCAGAAGCCCGCTAATCCGAGTAGTGAACCAAAACCACGAACGCTCACACAAAACACCCGACCCAAAATCAATCCCCATATCCTGGAAATCCGCTTCAATAGCGTTCCAATGGATGAGGATGTCCTGCCATGAACGGCCTTTACCGTGGCCCGCCGGAAACTCGTAATACTCAGACAACCCAGTTACGGGGTCGTAGGCTCCGCGCCCGTAGATGTCTGGGTCTCCGTTTTCGGCTTTCTGTCCGCCGGCACCCTCCGTGCCGGACGTACTTTTCCCCCAGCCTTGTGGTACTCCACCGCCTTATCGAAGTCAGCAAACGTCCACGTCAAAACCAACGCGACAACATGCTTGACCGCAACCATCGGCGCGCCGCCATCAATAAGCTCCTGGTATGTGTCACCAAGGACGCGGATAATGTACTCGTCCTGATCATCATCAGACGCAAGCTCAATGTCGTTCGGGTTAGCCCCGTTTTTCACATCAAGTGCAGCCTCATTCATTGACTTCTCAATGATGATTGCGTTCTTCGCGGTGATCGGTTTCACCCGGTACGTCTTCCCGCCAATGGGAATCATCAACATAGGATTCAGGTAGTCGCCGAGCTCTGCCAGGGATGGTTTCGTTGCCATAATTCTCTCCAAGGTTTTCTCCAAGGTTTGTGGTGGTACTCGTGCGGCCCGCCCTTGGAATACGGGCCGCACGAGGGCATAAAAAAACCACCAATCACGGTGGTTTAGACCTCTTGTTAGTTGCGGGTGAAGGTAACGGAAGGCGCGGACGTGTAACCCGTGCCAGCCGTCGAAACATCCACAGCAACAACCTTGCCGCCGGAAACAAACGCCGTAGCAGCCGCCCCAGTACCAGCACCACCAGTGAAAACAACCGTGGGCGCGACCGTGTAACCAGTGCCACCAGCAGTAACCTGAACGGCCCCAACGGTCGTGCCGCTGAGGATTGCCGTAGCGGACGCGTTGATCGGGGTAGCCGACGTGACAGCGAACTCGATAGTCGCGCCACGCCCGGTGCCGGTAAACTCAGCCATCGTCAGATCAGTGCGCGACCCGCCGCCCTCAGTGAACACAACGTCAGCGACACCCTGCACGCCGACTCCCCCGCCACGCTTCCAAGTCCGGAAGTGGACGAAACCAGCCTCAGCCACATTCTTGCCAGACGCGACGAGAATTGCCTGCCCTGGATCAGCCGCCATCGACGCCCGAGGGAGCTTGACCGAACCGGTGAACTCATAGGAGAGCCCGGTGGAAATCTGGGAAGCCCACGCGCCAGAGTCGAAATCGGAATCATCTTCCTGATTCTTCGACACGCCGGGCGGGGTGTAGGCAGTTCGACCGAGAACAGGGGTCCATGCGGTAGGGGTGACGCCTTCAATATAGGCGGCGACTTCGAGGACCCAGTCAGAAACGATTCCGGGGGTAATGGGCATGATGTAGTGCTCCTAATCAGTTCGTAAAGGGCTAAAGCGTGTGTGTTGGATATAAAAATTGCTGCTGGTTTCTTGCCGGTTGTTGCCATCCACGCCAAGGGAAGCGGACGATTGCCGCCATACCCGGATGACCTCACTGCCAGCCCAGACGGCGCGCTCCAAACCATGGAGATTCTCGAACGCTTTATCGGTGTTGGTTTTTGTGACCGTCCGGTTATTCGGGGGGCCACGGGAAATGAGCTGCAACCCGGTGATTGTCATCGGACCAGCCTCGTCATCCACCGTGTAGAGAGACGCAGCCGTTACCGTGTCAGGAAACGCGGGTAGGACATCCCAATAGATAGGATTATTCGCGGTCGCATACCCCGCACCAGTCGGATTCCAGGTAGCCACACCCTGCGCGTTCAGGTACTCGCATATCGCCGTAAGAAAATCGGTTTGGAAACTCATTTCAGTTCCTCACGGATCTCTTTAGCGATGATTTCGAGGATTTCCCGTTTCTCAGAAAGGAAAGCGTTCTCTAAGAACTTCGGTGTACGTCCGCCCTCATGCTTGAGCCGCTGATCCTCATGTTGTTTTAGAGCGTAAGGACTGTGATACGAGACAGCCGCCGTCGTCCCGGATGAGGAAACCCTGCCCGATTGGGCTAGATCCTTATCCTCAAGTGGGACACTCCGATTCGAAACTTTCAGCACATGCTCAGCAGCAAGACGTGCACCTTTCACTGTGCCCTCAGTGAAGAAAGCCGCAACGTTAGGGCTCGTGTTCCGTTTCTTTTTAGCCACGGTGCACCACCCCTTGCGCTATGAAAGCTGGATCTCGCAATGGTCAGGCAAACCCATCGGCCCGGAATCGAACAACCTGCGACTAATGACCGTCGCACGCCTACCCCGATACGTGACCGGAGACTCGGGCGTGAACTTCGAATAATGGGATTTATCCATCAGCAGTGTCGTCTCCGAAACAACCTCATCACCCGACGACGACCGAACAAGTTTCCGGTCCTCGTCAATCAGGCAAGGAACGGTCACGGCGGCGTCGTACACGTCACCCATCGGCCCGCCACCCGCATGAGTCTCAACCGATACCGTGTGGACATAAAACTCATCGAATTCACCCACGGTTTACTCGGTGAACAGGTCGCGGATCTCGTTCCGGGTGAGTTCATCCAGCGACCCCCGGTCATGCCCCTGAGACACCGCGTAATCGTCCCAATCGGACTTGCTGGCATTCAGTGCGGGACGGGTATCTTCGGGTGCTGCCGGCTCGACAGCACCCACGGCTACGGCATCCTCAGCATCGCCGATCAGAGGCGCATTCACCGTGAAACCGTTCGACCGCAACAGGTTCGCCGAATCCTGGGAAAGAGTCCCATCAAACACGGCCACACCATCAGTAAACTCAAGCGACACAACGCCGACAATGGTTTCCCCAGTGAAAGGAAAAGGTGAACTAACAGTCGTACTCATATTCGACTCCAAAAGTTCTAGGGACCCCACACCAGGCGGTAAGGGTCAAGCTGCTGTTTCTCCGTCATCAACAAAGGCAGGGAAGCCGCAACCCCACCGGATGCGCCCCTCGTGATCGCCATCGAACCGGCGCGCTTAGATAACGCGCCATCCTTAGCGGCCATTGACCGTGCCGCAATCCCCGAAATGATCCCGGCGACGTCGGATACATCATCGAAACCATGCGTCAGGCTGACTATGATTGATCGGTGCCGGTGTGACCAATAACCATTCGTCCGGGTGAGCACGCCTGACTCAGACCAATCAAAATCAGTAGCCGCCACCACGACGCCATTCTCAAGCACCGAAGTAATGGCGGTGACACGGCGGGATGGCAGTAGGATCGACCTGCTGCCATTCCCATCCAACGTCAAGGACTCAGTGATAACCGGGGCGACATGCCACCCACAAAACCGGCGCACCGCACCATGAGCCGCGTCCAACCAGAACTGCGGTGAATCAGGGAGAGCGCCACCAGTCAACGAAACAATCGGCTGAATACTCACGACGCTCCCCCTTTACTAACTGACGATGTTCGCGGAA